ATTTAGATAGGTATACGTACTTTAAAAACAAGTTGATTTCTTAATCAATATAGTTTATAATATAGAAATTAAAATACAAAAGAGGAAGAATATGGCTAAACCATTTGACGTAAGCAAATTTCGTAAAGACATCACTAAGAGCATCGACGGACTTAGTATTGGATTTAATGATCCAACAGATTGGATCTCAACAGGCAATTATGCACTTAATTACCTAATCTCGGGCGACTTTCACAAAGGTGTGCCTATGGGTAAGGTTACTGTGTTTGCAGGAGAATCGGGTGCAGGCAAGTCTTACTTCGTATCCGGAAACATTGCTAAACATGCACAGCAACAAGGTATCTTTGTCGTAATGATTGATAGCGAAAACGCACTAGACGAAGCATGGCTGCACGCACTAGGTGTTGATACTTCGGAAGATAAATTATTGAAACTTAGCATGAGCATGATCGATGATGTTGCTAAGACTATTTCGATGTTTATGAAAGATTATAAAGGCATGCCCGAGGAAGAACGTCCTAAGGTGTTGTTTATCATTGACTCACTAGGTATGTTATTAACTCCAACAGATGTTGATCAGTTCGAAAAAGGTGATATGAAGGGCGATCTGGGTCGTAAGCCTAAAGCACTTACTGCACTAGTTCGTAATACAGTAAACATGATTGGTGCGTACAATGTAGGTCTTGTAGCAACTAACCACACATATGCTTCGCAGGATATGTTTGACCCGGATGACAAGATATCAGGTGGGCAAGGTTTTATTTACGCATCGTCAATTGTTGTAGCAATGCGTAAACTTAAACTCAAGGAAGATGAGGATGGTAACAAGACATCCGAAGTACAAGGTATCCGTGCGGCATGTAAGGTAATGAAAACTCGATACGCAAAACCATTCGAAGCAGTACAAGTTAAGATTCCATACGAAACAGGCATGAATCCATATTCAGGACTCGTTGACTTAGCAGAAAAGAAAGGGTTGCTAACGAAGTCAGGCAATCGTTTGCGTTTTGTAGAACGTACTACTGGAGAGGAAGTACTTGCTTTCCGTAAAGCATGGGAATCTAACGCAGACGGAATTCTTGACAGACTTATGCAAGATTTTGCTTTTGCAGAAGAACAGATAAGTAACGAAGAAGCAAACGCAGTAGATGATGTTGCAGATGACATTATCAACGATGTTGCCGATTCACTAGGAGCAGAAGAAGAATATGAGTCCTGATTTGGCTATGGAAATTTGGGAAGCACTACGTCCACATATTAGTGGCGGCTTCCAACAAGCAGCAGATGATTTTGCTGCTGTGTTAATTGAAAATGGTATGAATGCTGGCGAAATTGCTGAAGTTGCACAAGATAGTTATGTTATTAAGAGCCTTGCTGAATATGCAGATGAAGATATTGTATATGATGAAGACGATGAAGAGTACGATTTTTACGACGACGATAACGATGATTATTAATGTGGTACAATAAGGTAACTAAAAATCTCGGTGAGCTTCCTGGATTCATTGATTATTACAACGATGAATTACAGGAAGCAAAACTCGAAGTTCGTATTGGCGGTAATGTCGAAACCAACATTAAACTATTGCCCGGAGTTACTGAACATCGCTTTAATCAACTTCAAGAAATTGAAGCCGTTCTAAATTTTTTAAATATTGAATTGCGTAAAATTCGACGTAAACATTTTCAAAAATATTTAGAAGCATACAGCCGCGCATTAACAAGTCGTGATGCTGAAAAGTATGTAGATGGCGAAGGTGAAGTAATTGATATGGAATTGATTATTAACGAAGTTGCGTTATTGCGTAATCGTTGGTTAGGTATTATGAAAGGTTTAGATACAAAACAATGGCAAATGGGCCATATTGTTAAACTACGCACAGCCGGAATGGAAGATGTCTCAGTTTAATCCCGGTCAATCAACACTAGAGTTGCTAGGATCATACGATTCCTTTATGGAAAGTGTAGATAGCGTAGCAGACATGGGTTGCGGAAATACCGGCGAAGATTTGATTTGGTGGGCAACACGTGCATTAGAAGATGACGACGGAAATTTTATTCCTTTAAATATTAACTGTGTTGGTGTTGATGTAGTTGATAAAGTTTCTGAAATTAAACCTTATAAAAACATTACCTATCGTAAAAAGAATTTTGAAGAACTAGAGTTATACAAAACCGATAAACCATTTGATGTTATTTGGTCAAACAATAGCTTTCAATACGCCCTTGATCCTTTATCAACATTAAAAACTTGGCGTAACATAATGAGCGATGGCGGAATGCTTGCTTTGGTTGTACCATCAACTACAGAATTTGAATATAATCGTGTAAACATTGCACAACCGGAATATGTATATCATCACTACACAACTGTTAATCTTATGCATATGCTAGCCATTAATGGGTTTGATTGTGCATTTATGCAGAAACTTCCGGGTGATCCTTGGATTAAAGTAATTGCTTATAAGTCTGATATTGAACCGATGGATCCACGTACTACACGCTGGTATCATCTCGCCGAAACAGGGTTGTTGCCAGAGTCCGCAGTTGCAAGCATTAACCGTTTTGGATATTTACGACATCAAGATCTTGTGCTAGAATGGCTAGACCGTAGTCTACGCTGGCATGGCGAAGATTAATTCATAAACTACGTAGATAATAAATACTACAATGAAAATTGTAGTAGCAACCGGGGGGTTCGACCCTGTTCACAGCGGACATATCCGCTATCTAGAAGCAGCAAAAGATTTAGGCGCTTATTTAATTGTAGGCGTAAATTCTGATGACTGGCTTGTTCGTAAAAAAGGACGTTCGTTTATGCCCTGGAAAGAGCGTGCTGCTATTGTAGGTGCACTTGGCTGCGTTGACGAAGTTGTTGCATTTGATGATTCTGACGGATCTGCTTGTAAAGCAATTGAACACGCACTTAAAGTTTGCAACGATCCAAACAGTTGGTATCCGTTTGACGGTGTCGTTTTTGCCAATGGCGGCGACAGAACTCGAGACAACATTCCAGAAATGAAATTTGAAGAAGTAGAATTTGTGTTTGGTGTTGGCGGTGAAGATAAAGCAAATTCAAGCAGTTGGATTTTAGAAGAATGGAAAGCACCTAAAACTGAGCGTCAGTGGGGATATTATCGTGTATTACACGAAGTAGAAGGCTGTAAAGTTAAAGAACTTACAGTTGATCCTGGTAAAAGTTTATCCATGCAAAAACACGCTAAACGCAATGAGTACTGGTTAGTAAGTGAAGGTAAATGCATTGTTAATAGTAGATTAGAATCGGGGTATGCTGTTCCACCTAAGCGATTAGAAAAGCACGACGAATTTACTATTATCTGTGGAGAATGGCATCAGTTAACTAATCCATATGATGAACCGTGTAGAGTTGTAGAAATACAATATGGCGAACGCTGTGACGAAGACGATATAGAAAGATTATGAAACCAATTCCAATTTTTATAGGATACGATCCGCGAGAAGCGATCGCGTACCATACTTGTGCTAACAGTATTATACGACACGCAAGTAAGCCAGTAAGCATCATCCCTCTTGCACTAAATTTATTTGACGATTATAGTGAAACACACACAGACGGAAGCAACCACTTTATTTACAGTAGATTTCTTGTTCCGCATCTAATGGACTATATTGGTTGGGCTATTTTTATGGATGGCGACATGATTGTGCGCGATGATATTGTTAAACTTTGGGATTTACGCGAAGTAGACAAAGACGTAATGGTAGTTAAACATGATTATGAAACAAAGATGACTACAAAGTATCTCGGTAGTAAGAATGAAAACTATCCACGCAAGAACTGGTCTAGCGTTATACTTTGGAATTGCAATAGCCATCCTAATAGGGTATTAAAACCAGACTACATTCAAAAATCAACAGGCGCACATTTACATCGTTTCAGTTGGTTAAAAGACGAACGAATCGGAGAGTTGCCTGCAGAATGGAATTGGCTCCCGGACGAGTACGGTGAAAATCCTGATGCAAAACTGCTTCATTATACACTAGGTACACCTAGCTTTCATGAATTTGCCAACACACCAATGGGTGGCGAATGGCATCGCGAACGCATTTTAACAGAGTACTGTGAACAGCACGGATTATGATTACTCTATATGGCATTGAATATGCGTTAAAGTCCGCTTTTCCCGGACTTGAAAAGGGACTAAAGAGGCATGGCGATCGGTTCTTGATAAAAAAATGGCAAGATGCTGCCGATGGCGACTGTTATATACAAACTAATCTAATTAAACCTAAAATACTAAGAAATGATCTTAGACGCGACGCATATCTATATATTAAAGATTCAGGAAAACCATATCTAGTCAATGAATCGCCGAGTTTTCGTAGACATCTAGGATGGGCAAGGCTCGGTTGGTATAGTTATAAATGGACAGAGGGTGTGTTTGGCAATGAAAATTCCCCTCCTGACCGCTGGCAGAAGTTTGAACAAGAAACCGGCATTACATTCAAAGACTGGAATAGTCCAGGCAAAAATATTCTCATAATGGGCCAAAAAGAAAATGATTCTAGTCTATTAAGTTTATACGCCAAAGGGTACGAAAGTTTTTATAATTGGGTCGAAGACATTATATATGAAATTAGAAAATATTCAGATCGCCCTATTGTAATTCGTCCGCATCCTAGGAATAGAGAACGAGGAATAAAACTAGCAACACAGTTACAGAAAAAACTCAAAGATAAAAACATTACAGTTAGTGATCGAACAGATGATTTATCAGATTATCTATCAACTCCTACAAAAGCCGACGGGCTATATCAAGATCTAGCAGAAGCATATTGTGTGGTTACATATAACAGTCTAAGCAGCGTTGAATCAATATGCGAGGGTATTCCAACGTTTGCCCTAGACGATGGGTCAATGATCTGGCCGGTTGCACATCGAGATTTAGCACAGATAGAAAACTTATCATATGATATAGACTTAACGCAATGGAAATACGATATTGCATACACTCAGTGGACCGGCACAGAGCATCGCAAAGGCGAATCATGGGCACATTTAAAACCGTTGATGTTCAAATGAAAAAGAAAGTACTAGCAGTCACAACATTTAACCGTAGTTACTATGACGGATTAGCAAAGCGTATGGTTGAAACATTTATAAAGTTTTGGCCCAAGGAAGTTATGCTTATTTGCTATCTTGAAGACATGGAACCAAGCGAATTGCCCACAGCACCTAATGTTATTGGTGTTAACGTATTTGAACGTTGCAATCCAAATTTACAGAACTATTTGGATTTTATTGGCGATCACTTTAGCAGAGGATTTGCATATAAAGCATTTACTTGGATAGATGCAGCAAGAACATTTAACGACTTTGACGAAGTAATTTATTTAGATGCTGATGTTATTACATATAAGACTGTAACAGAACAGTGGTTAGATAATGTATTGCTGGATAATAATCTTGTTGCTTATATGGGTGTAACAATGAACAAGGGCAAATGGAAAGGTATAGACAAACCACATTCAGATTCTGGGTTATATTGGTTTAATATACATCACCCTTATGCAAAAACATTTGTTGATCGTTATGAAGATATCTACAACAGCCACATTATTAAGCAAGATAAAGTGCGTTTTCCAAAACCTAATGACGCATATGTGTTAATTGATTGCATATTGGATGCAGAAGCACACGGGGTCCTATGTCGAGATTTTCATCCAGAACGTAAAGCACTTAGTCCTCTAAAAGAAACAGAGCTAGGCAAATATTTTAGACACTTTAAAGCAGCACGTAAACAAGATCCAGAAATGGATGCGTTTATTGATGCTATTATTGCCGGTGCTGATCCAGAGAAGCTGGAAGAAAAACACAAAGGTAAAGTTAATTTAAAGGAACAAACAGATACAAGATTTGTAAGGGAGTGGAAGAACAAATGATTAATTGGCCAACAGGTGAATACCGTGAAAAGGGATGGCGTCTAGTGTATTTTGATGCGGCAATAGCAGCAGTTAAACCTAAAACTATTGTCGAAATTGGCACAAACAAAGGACACACAGCACATAAACTAATACGAAGAGCATTGCAGTATAATAATCACATTCATTATATTGGTTATGACTTGTTTGAATTAGCAAACGAACAAACAAATAAGCTAGAAAGAAACGGCAAAGGCATTGGTGATTATGCATATGCCGAACAGAAAATAAAAAAGATACAAAACTTGAATCCAGGTGTTAGTTTTGAGCTGCATCGAGGTTTTACAACAGATACACTAACTTCGCCCGTAGTTGCTGATTTTGTTTTTATCGATGGCGGTCATTCTTATGACACAGTTAAACACGACTATTCAATGGTAAAAGATTCACGCATTATCTTTTTTGATGATTATAATTTACCCGGGGTTAAAAAATTCTGCGATGAGATTGGAGCAATTAATTTAATGCCCTATGAGTCAAAAAGAAAACTAGCATACGTTTACAATGATATTTCTTAGTAAAAACGGCAAAGATCGATACATTAACGATTTTGCTCGTGGTAGCGGCACTGCTCCTGTTAATACCGAGGCATTTGATTATAACAGTAGCAAAGATCCTATAGTTTTGCGCGGCATTTTAAAACACAAGATAATGAAACAGTGTTGGAAGGACGGCAGAGATTTTTATTATGTAGACACGGGTTACTTTGGCAACGAAGGCACTTATAAATTCTGGCATAGAATTGTTAAAAACAATCTACAACACACAAACATTGTGCAACGGCCAGACGATAGATTTAAACGGTTTAAGAAAACTATCCATCCTTGGAAGCACGGACGTAAAATAATCGTTGCCATGCCCGACGAAAAACCTTGTCGATTTTACAACACAACTCCCGAACAATGGCTAGCGGAAACCGCCGACACGATCAAACAGCACACGGACAGACCTATTGTTGTTCGCGAACGTGCTAAACAACGTATTCAAAGAATCAACGAACCACTAGAATTAGCACTAAGTAACGATGTACATGCGCTGGTCACATTTAACAGTGTAGCAGCAACAGAAAGTGTATTCTTTGGTGTGCCAGTTTTTACACTAGCGCCTAATGCAGCAGCCGCTATGGGATCACAAGATTTAACAAAAATAGAAACACCCTACTACCCAACTGATGATGAACGTTATGCTTGGGCTTGCCATTTGGCATATGGACAGTTTCATATAACAGAAATGAAATCAGGAAAGGCGTGGGATATATTAAATGAAAGTTAAGATTTTTATGAACTCGGCCGGGCATAACTCTGAATACGAGATATTGCGTCGATTTGGCTACGGTATTGAACAGGAACTAAAGAAAAAAGAAAAGTTTACAAATCGTTTTCTTAACTTTGATAAAATTTTAAAGAAAGGCAAAGAAGATTCTGTAGAATATGATTACGCTGATGAATATTCGCCGTGTGATGTTGCTGTAATTTTTGGTAGTTGGAAGCCCAGAAGCAAAGATCATCATGTAACACGCAACAGCGTTGCAGATGCTGCTCCTGTGTTTGTTGTAATTGAAACTCCACTACTAACCCGCAGAGTATTTCAACCTAATCAATATTATCGCATGGGCGTTAATGGGTTTTTAAATCGCTCAGCACACTGGAATGCATCAAATTGTTCGTCGACTCGTTTTGAGGAGATGGGTCTGGAATGGAACGGCTGGGTAGAGGACTTAGACGATCGCGAAGAAATAATGATAGCACTTCAACTTGCTGGAGATGCTAGTCTTCGAGGAAATAATATTGTTGACTGGTGTATGGATACAATTCGCCGCATACGAAAATTCACAGATGAACCTATACGCATCAGAACACATCCTGGAATCAGCGAAA